TATATATATATATATATATATATATATATATATATATATATATATATATATATATATATATATATATATATATATATATATATATATATATATATATATATATATGTATATGTATATGTATATATATGTATATATCGGGTTAAAGGCCTACTTCAGGGTGGGGGCGAAAGCGTTCAAACCGTGCACGGTTTGCGCTGGCGGCCACGACGAGCTGGTGAAGGGCCGGGAGCCAGTCCTGAGAGACTCGGCGGATGACCATACCCTGTGGTCACCCTGCACATCGATCCAGCGTCGCGAATGCAGCCCTACCAGTGCCGGCGTCGTGCAGCACAGCCTGCGCGCACCGTTTCCACAGAGAAACTAGGTCAACCATTTTTTTTGTATTTGTGTTTTTTAGAAGAAGCTGTCCACCAGGATGGTGGATAGCGTCGGCATTGAAGCAGTATGGCCACATGGCGATTTCAGGGGTCATCAATCTTGGTCACGAGCCGTGTATCTATGCCGAGAGGGCTGGTGCCAGTTGGCGCCCGGCGAAGGCGCTTTCGAAAGAGGGTCAGCACGGCAATGTGGTACGTCGCGGGGTCCTTCCTTCGGTGAAGGGACAGTGCCTTGGGGGCATGGGAGGCCGCTGGCTGCAAAAGAACCGCCCGGATAGAGCCCGGCGAGCCGCAGTGGGCCCTCGCAGCCAACTCCGGAATGTTTAGTCTAGTGCCCCCACCCTGAAGAGGCCTTTAACCAACCCCCACACACACAGGCTGCAGATGCTCGATGCCCTCGGAAAACGGTCGAGGTGGGTGTAGTGGCGGAGGCAGAGGCAGGGCCTAGTTGGCAGGGCGGCGATCAACCCTACAACGAGCCTGATCAACGGCAGCGTGCGGGTGCAGAGGCGTGGGGCTGAGCGCGTGCTCGGGCGCGCCAAGCAGCTTCTCGGAGTGACATGCGGTGAGCATGACGCCTTGGGCCGAGACCGTGCCGTAGCTCCACACGAAGGACAGCTCGGGGCCGTGGAACCAGTTCGGCATCTCGGCATGCGTCTCGTCATACTTGCTGCCAAGCCTGATCATCAGCCGCGGATGCGCGATGACGCGCAACCGCGTGTAGTTGCCGTGGCCGCGCACAACCCAGCCGTCGTCGCCGCCGACGCTCTTGTTGGCGAAGCTTTACGGCGCCAGGCCGGTTTCGTCGCAGAGGACGGCTGACGAGAGGCCGAGCTACCACGCGGTCCAGTCCGGCCGGTTGAGGAGTTGCCAGGCTGGCCCTGCGGCCTTGAGCACAGTGGCGAACCCCGTCGGCGCCTCGCCAAGCACCTCGCGCGAAAACCAGTCGAGCTCGGCCGCCGCGCCAATGGCACCATCGGAGCGTCTGTGATCGCACCGGGCAGGTGCTTCCAGGCGGAAACGTCGCGTCCGGCGACGTCGTCGCTGCCACTATGTATGCAAACCAGATCTATACCGGCGTCGGCGGCGACAAGTTCGGCATTCACTGGTCGTTTGATGACGTGTCTATTATCTGCCAGCGCTCTAAGCTGGAGCTCAAGACCGAGGTCAGCGCGTTTCAGAACATTGAATATGCGTTTGCACAGGACTACACAACGCCGGCGCCTCAGACGTTCGGAATGGAAGTCGAACCCGCGCTGCAACAGTTCTAACTGTATACCACATGGAGAGGGTGGCAATTAGCACGTGTCCTATGAGCCACTGCAATACAAGCGCATTCTGTATCCATGGGTGTTGCAGGTATAATGTGTGCGGCGTAATCAACGCGCGCAGTTTGAGTGGAGAGTGTTTGAGGATTGTGCGCTTATAAAGCTGTGTGTCTATTTTGAGGAATGGGTCCATATTGAGCATTCGTAGAGGTTTTGTGAACGACCGCAATTGTTTTGCCGCGTTGTCTGGTTCCCCTCTGTATGATTCTGTTATCACCTTGTACCACGACGATAACTTGTCCATGTGCGGCATACTAGTGACTGAATAGTGTGTGTCCGTGAGTGGATTCGCGTATGTGAGAATGAGTACGACCATCAATAATCGACGTGCGTAGGTCATACGTTATGAACTAATACATGAGGATATTATAGAGGTTCTACAGTCTTTCTAGTTTATTCACATATAGTACGATGCCGCCAACTGAGCCCAAACCCAAAGTTGAAGAAGCCTCGAAAAAAACAAATGCTGCGGCACCTGTAGCGGACGGCAGTGGAATGCGAAATGTCAAAAAGGGCGGTGAGAATAAGACGTATGGGCGCAATGCCACTATGCCTATTCCGGCATCGGACAAGTACGCAGAGGTGCAGATTCCAGATTTGCTTGAATTCAATCCAGAGGATACTAAGCTAGATGGCACAATTGTCGCATGTGGGAAGCGGCGCACTGGGAAAAGTTGGGTATTTCGCAACCTGATGTACCACATGAAGGACAAATTTACCGCTGGCATAGTGATCAGTCAAACAGACAAACTCAACCACTTTTGGTCGCAGTACGTGCCACAGGCTTATATCTTCAACAGGTACGACCCGGCTATTCTCGACGCGATATTCGCGCAGCAAAATAAAATCTTGAATGACCCCACACTCACCGAAGAAGAGGCAGAGGAAAATGCTCGTTTTTTGTCTTACTGGACGACGTAATATCAGATTCCCGTCTTAAGCACGACAGTAACCTAATGGAGCTCTTCATTGCTGGACGTTACTATAAAAAATTTACACTAATTACCACGCAGTACGCCAAGGGAATCTCTCCTGTTCTGCGAGAAAACAGAGACTATATTTTTATTATGAAGACTCTGCAGATGCGCCAGCGCGAGTCTCTGTGGGAAGATTTTGGGGACTTCTTGACTAAAGACGCATTCGCACAGATACTGGATGCGTACACAGAGCACAACGAAACCATGGTGATAAACACATGCCCAGATACACACGTCGATCCAATGGAGATGATGAGCTGGTGGAAGGCGGTAGACCCTGGAGAATTCAAAATGGGCTCGAAAGAGTATTGGGAGAGTGCCATGAACGGAATAGAGCACGGCGGCGTGCCCCCTGCAGGAGGGCCACAATCTGCCTCGGATATGCTAACAGTCCAGCATATTATGCCACAGCCCTGGCGGCAGTACATTTAACTTTCTAAACGACTCAGAGACAGCATAATGAGCAGCATCGCGATTCGCAATGGAATCAGCCACGTCGCCGTCGGCGTACTCGCAGGATCGGTAATTGAATCGATCATGCCCGTTTTTTGGGGCGAGGGATCCAACGCAACTTCGCAAGTCCTCGAATTGGCAATTCAATCGGCATTGAACGGACTTGCTGTCGTCGCTTCCTCGAGTCTAATTGACGTTGATAGTGATTCAACGCACGGAATTCCGTTCTCCTTGGGGCTGCTTTACTCACAGGACTCTCTACGTCTGCGAGTCGCAAGTGCGTCAACCTTGCTTCAAGCACCGATTCCAAAACTTGGACAGAAAATTCGGGCACGGGCTTCAGCGGTTCGAACTTCCACATCAATGTAATGCACATATCGGCCCAGATGGCATTGAGGGCCTCCAGTTTTGACTTTGATTTGATGATTGGAAAGAACATGCAGTATTCGATGCAGCCGAGTTTCTGGAGAAGTCTATGAAAGACGTAATTGTAGTTTAGCATGTTGGTGCGTACGGGAGGGTTGTGCTTCTCGAAAGGGAACTGAATCTCGACAAACAGCATATCTAGCGCTTGTACGAGCTGTGGCCCAGGTGGAGGCGGCGTATAGCCAGAGGTGCGGTGCACGATTTGAAGCCACCGCTCGATCCAGTTTTGTTTCTTCAGAGATCGGAGTACCGCTCGGACATTTGCTTTGTCGAGAATGGTGTATCCGCCAGCCTTGAAGCCCTCAGCCATAGCGAGCATATCGACTGCAGGTATTTGAGTTTCGAGCAGCAGTAGCTGACTGATTCGCTCATGGAAGTGGTGAATGCGTTTGTAGTTGCTGTGGCGAGTCGTGAGACGCACGCCGTACATTTGTCCATATAGAACGAGGCCGCCCAGCACACAACCGCAATTGTCACAAACAGCGGACCCGGGATGTCCTCCCGAGCAAAAATACACGAGGCATCTGTTGTCGCAGTTCGGGCAGACAGTGTTGTCGCGATTGGGTATGTCAGCACGTTCAAGGTCCATAGCAGAATCCATGTCCGCAAAAGCACAGCGCAAGAATTCGTCATCGTAGACGACGGTATCCATACTGAAGAGTGTTAGAATAAAAAGAGGTTTATCTTTTACGGTACTTTATTTATTCTTATGTAGCTCTAATTATACTCTTATACTTAGATGTATTTTGAAGCTCCGACCAAGTTACTATTTTAGGAACCCCTCGAATTCTGTCTTGATGTGCCAAACGAGTAGATTCTCTAGCATCTGAGTATGTACCGGTTCTTGAAGACTCTGCTTGTCGCGACATCGCGTGCAAATACGCTTGTTCGTCTTTTAGTGCCTGCACACGCGCCTCGACGAGTCGAAAATGCGCCTGTAGAGAGTTAAAATGGCCATCCAATTTTTGGGACATATCTATTGACATCGCATCTATCACACCACCTAACATCTGTATACATATACAAACAGAAATACTTTTTCTAACTTTAATGTATAAAAAGAAATATTATGGAGAACCTCTGCAAGACCCCACTCGCCAGCATGGACTATACCAAGGGCATGACCTACGGCTCCATCATCGCTGGCGTCGCGATGGCGTACTCCGGATACAACGGCATGTTTCCGATGCCACAGTACTACACGAGCTGTATGGCTGCGGGAGCCGTGTTTGACTATTACTGCCGTGACGATGCGTTCGCTCTGGATAACCGCCTCGCACAGGAGATGGTCGTAGCCGCTGTCGCTGGATATGCAGTTACTCGAATTTATTGAGTATCATAAAAGTATACCAGAATACCATAAGAGTAAAAAATGTGTAGTCGACACTGGTGTCGTTTGTGCTGTGCGGACCTTGAGCCACGGAAGGCATTTATGATGAGACATGGCCCCATCGACTACTTTTTCTGTGACGAGAACCATGCTGCTATCTGGGAACGGTACAGACTCGACCCAAAGTACTATGTATTCCTGCGCAGTCTTCCATCGGAGCGTGTACATGAGATACTGCAAAAGATTATTTCTGAATATACAGATGAACATGCGTAGTCAAGGGGTTGTTACAATGCTTCTGTTGTACGCGGCATACGTGACACACGTATGTCCGTGCTCGAAGACACTCAGTTGTCATTTACCGCAGTTTTACGGCGCTGTCGGTGCTTCTGTGGCATTGGTGTTTTTAGAGAATATGTAAGATATAAATAAAATCTAAGTCAAATGTCACAAGCACTATGGCAATGGAGCGCCCCCGCCGCGTGACAAAAAATCCGCTAACCTTTTGGGAGGAGTACGTGGCCACCGACGAGTGGTATCTCAACGCACTCTTGGAGGATATTCCTGAAAGTGAGCTTACTGCTGCGTGTGTAGACGACGATTTCTCTGGAACTGAAGCAGGTGTCGAGGAGCATGAGGATGAATACGAAACGCAAGATGACAATGAGTCGCTTTCTTCTGACATTGAAGATAGTGATGGAGTCGCCAGTGATTCGGAAACGGAAGTATAATGGTCCTGTGAAAGGCAGCGAAGAGGCAAAGGAACGGATGCAGCGGGTGCGCAGTTCCACACAGCGTAATCAGCCGCAGCCGCAGCCGCAGCCGCAGCAGCCGCAGCAGCAGCCACAGCGCCGTATGAACAAGAACACCACGAGTCGTATGTCCAGCCTCAACAACGCACTGCAGTCTTCACAGATGCCGTCTGTATACCAGAACCGGTCGTGGTTCCAAAATAGATAGTATTCTTTTCTAACCTTATTACTGGAGATGATTCGAATCACGATCGCGTTAATTTGTGCCGCCGTGATTTTCCGACTCCGTGCAGTTGCATCGCGCTCGTATTCCGCTGGACCGTCTGCATACAACGAATTTAAAGAACAAGAGATGAGTATGTTTGAATTGTAAATATTCTAAAAGAATGCGTAGGTCAGACACGAAAATATGCCGTCTATTGGTGGTGCATCAGCATCTAGTCGAATGCCGTCTTTCAGCCCGGGGCAGGGCACAAATTTGGATAAGGGGCGAGAGATCGCAGGCGCCGAGATGGGAATGAAGCAGCGCTACACTACGCCTACTACGTTTACGGATAATGCTGCAAACATCACAGGAGCAGGGCGCCCAGATGGACAGTACAACGCTCAACAGGCGCCCGCGCCCGTGAAGTATCATGTCCCTGGCCCTCAAGAGCAGTATATGCAGAACCGCGAGGAGATCCGTAAGACGGCTAGTGCTGGTTTGATGGGGGGGAATGTGATGCGCACTGACCCCATCACGGACCAGGAGGTCTCCTACCTGTAGAAGATGAAGGACCAGGCGGAGGTCGCGGATTTTGACGTGTACGTCAATTCACTGATCAACCCCCGCAAGCCTGGCGAGCTTCAGTGGCTCATGTCGGTGTACCCGGATTTTGTGCAGCGTCGCATTGAGCAAGTCCACCAAGACTACGAGTTCGCGCTGCGTAATCAGATGATTGATATGTGGGGAATCAACACCAAGGACGATCTCATGTTCAAGTCCCTCGTGGACCAGAAGAAGGTTGACGGCCCGCGCCTCGGCAGACACGTGGCACTCAGCGACACGTACGCATCTGGAGCACTGTCGCCGTTTGTTGGAAACTTCAATGGCGATTCCAAGAAGGAGGCCGAGCTGTATGCGCCCTTTTCCAGTGCAAGGGTCGGCGCAAAGCCAAACGCAGACGGGTGGAAGTTCTCCAATGCGACGAATCCATTCTCCGCGGGTCGCACTACAGCGGATATGGCACGGTCCATGTACACACTGGTTCCGCGGATCAAACAAGGGACAGGCGCGAAACGCTCGGCGCAAGGCAGAGGGCGCAGGAAACTCAGTATCCACGAGCCCAAGGTTAAATCGACATTTTCTAAGAGTGTGTGTAAAAGAGAATGTCGTTCATCGAGGTTGACGGAATTCGCGGTCTGCTGGTGCAGATGGGGCTCGGGACCCCGTCGTCGCGTGCATTCACGGTGGGTGGTATCGTGGGAGTCGCTATGTACGCGCTCGGGTTGCCAAAGGAGTCGTTCACAGACATGGGCGATATGCGTCCGCTCAAGGCGCTATCGCCGCACCCTAGCGCGACGAACGTACATTTTCTAGTCGTGCCAGTAGGAGCCGCAGTCGCAGCATACCTATTCACGTAATGGCGACCGTTGGAGAGTTCATCGCAGAAAAGCTATTTGATATGGCGGCGTGGTTAGAGAGGGAGGGTGTAGAGGGGTCTGAAGGGCTGGTCGTAGAGAGTATGAAGCTTACGCCGCTGATCGCGACGCTGATCGCAAGCGCAATTAAGACAGAGCAGGTAGCAGTGGCCGCGCGTCACTGGGACCGCCTGTCCCATAAGTTCAAGGTGGATGCGGGCAAGTATCCTATGTTTAAAGGATTTGTGTCCATTTTTGAGAGTGTGCGCGCGCGTCCAGAGACGCACGAGCATTTCTGGCGGTATATGGATTTGATGTGCGAGGTCGTGTAAATTGAATTGAATTTTCAAATTCATAGATGAGTGTGCACCATGTCAGAGAATGTCGATCCGCTTGATTTGAGCACTGTGTCGCGCGAGGGCGTCGCACGCGCTGGAAATTTGAAGGCAGCTGCAGCATCTAAGCCAGCCCCCGTGCCAAAGAAGTCTGTGCCAATGCCCACGCCCGCACCGGCACCTAAGAAGGAGATGGCTATTGACCAAAAGAGCGCGCTCCTTGATAAGATTACTGCCTACCGCAAGAAATTTACGTGGCTCAAGAAGCGCAACGGCTCGCTGAGCGCGAAGTCTGCAGACGCAGACCTCCTCGACGAAATGCACTACATCGAGATTCAACTCGGTTCGAAGGCCGCGTCCGATAGTAATGTGGGAATTAATCTCTTCAGCGCTGCCATGAACAGCCTAGAGATGTCCAGGCAGCTGTTCAACCCGCTCAATTTGCAGCTCGGCGGCCTTGGAAAGATCGCGACTGAAAATGCGGATCAGTTCAAGGACATCCTCGACGAGCTAGTCATCAAGTATACGACCGGGATTTACGTGTCTCCAGAGGCGCGTCTAATTCTAGGGCTGGGGGCGCTTGTTTATGACTGTGCACGCCGCGAACACGGGCGACCCGCGCGTGAAGTCGGCACTCGACCGAATAAACCTCGCGCCGGATGTGTCTAGCGCGCACAGCAACCTGTGAATATAATTCTGAATTTTATGTTATATGTATGGTGAATTTTGGCAAGATTGTATTGTCTACGGGGCACGCGATTGGCGAGGTGTCGAGTCACACTGGAAATAAGATTGCAAAAGTAGTTAAACGAGCCGGTTTTTTTGGGACGGTGGGCGTTGAGCTCGGCGCAGGTCTAGGAGCAGGAATGTTCAAATGGGTGGGTGAGAACGGGAACACGGTTCTAATTGTTGGAGCTGTAGCAGCGTTATTCGCGCTCTGGCGGAGTTAAATTCTTTTCTAAGAGAGCGGTATACCATGGGGAACGGAGCATCTGCACCAAAACAAGAGTGCACTGGCAACCCAAAGGCAGACGCCTATGCATCTCTCGGTACACACGGAGTTTTAGCAGTTACGTCCATGGTGCCGTTCGTGGGGTGTGGCGCTGCAATCGCAGACGTGGGCCTCACTACAGCAGAGGAGAGTGGACTCTTATGCGGTGGCGAGTTACAGACCCCCGACGGTGGGTGGAGGGCAGTAAATATGACACTCGCTGTAACGGGCGCTACACTGAGTTGTATTCCGGGGATTGGTACTATATTCGGGGGGGTGAAGGGAGCTTTCAGTTGGTTTGGAGGTTTGTTCAAAGGCTTGCGTGCCGCTTTGAAAGTAGCAAATGTAGCCACAAAGGCCGTCGCTTCCGCTTCAAATACAGTAACACATATAGCCACAAAGGCCGTCGCTTCCGCTTCTAAAGTGGTAAAAGGCACTGGCGCCGCGAAACTATCCAAGCTGGTAGCTGCGCCAGTCGCTAAAGTTACTGACCTCACAGCACATCACACAGCAGCTCTCACAGAGGCAGTGAAACGCGCGACGATTGCGCCTACGCTAGTAAAAGTTGGACGATTCACGGGCGCGAGTGTCGCGACTCGAGTAAAGTCGCGGTGCTCACGGAGAAAGCTACTGCGATTGGGGGTAAGGAAATTGAGGCGTTGGTGCGTGACATCGGACACGCCGAGCCTCCACACATGCCCGTGCCGCACGAGAAGCCACCCGTTATACACGATGTTGGACCGCCGCGCGCGCCGCACGAGCCACCCGTCGTGAAAGCGCCGAAGCCACACGAGAAGCCACCCGTTATACACGATGTTGGACCGCCGCGCGCGCCGCACGAGCCGCCCGTCATGAAAGCGCCGAAGCCACACGAGCCATCCGTTAAAATGCCGAACGGAAGTAAAGCGGTATTGCCGTTGAAAACATTAAAATCTGTACAGTTGGCTGCAGACGTAATCGCTGGAGTAACTCAGTACGTACAAGCGAAGGCGAAGAACGCCGGCACTGTTGAAGAAGAGGAGCCTTTATGGGAAAAAGTGGCAACGCTAGCATTGATCACAGGACTCGGGTATTATACGTTTTGACGCCCATTGCCAAACACGTTTTTATCTTAGCTACTGTTAGAGATGCAATCATATTTGATCGCTGCTGCTGTTATTTACATGATCACACGTGGAACTGACCCGATTGCTCCAACTATCGTGTCATCCGAGAAATTGGCAAATCACGAGCCGCTCCCACCCGCTGTAAGTGCAATCACGCCTACTTCTTCTAATCGCATGTCAACAAGCACGCCATCATGCAAAATCGCGTCGACTATGGACAGCATTTCCTTCTTGACGGTACTGAACCAGGGATTCAAGTAGCAGTGGACCCCCCAGGACGGTATGCATCGGTCGACTGCTCTGACCAAAATGAGCGTTCTATGTCGCGTCGCCGTGACATGTATATGACCAAATTGGACGAGTCGCAGCATCAAGTGTGGGAGCGCACACATACTACATTTAGGCCCATTCCAAAAATGAGCTGGATAAAGCACCCCCTTGCATCCAGGGCTGATATCGAGAGTGCATCTCAAAACGAGTCTTGGATTTTTTGTCTTATTCAATCGCCATTCGTTGAGTTTGGGGGGTCTGCGAGCAACATTGAGGCGAACGAGAGCGAACGAGCACGACGTCTGCGATGAAAAAAAATCTAGAGTGTTGGTAAGCGGAATGGAGTGGTTCGTCGTATTTGGGATGCTTGTAGCATTTGTATATCTCAGGGACGGCGCCGAGACGCAAACAGAAGTTGACGCGCCAAAGCCAGAATTGGGCGGAATTTCAGACATACTGAAGAGTATGAGTTGAGTAACATAAGAGTAAAACATAGTAAAACATAGATATGGGGAAACGCAAGTTGAATGATGCTCATTCCTTCTTCGTGTGCGACCACACTGGTGTTTCCACTCAAGCGAGCGACATGCTACATACCAGTGATCAGCCCTGCCGGTAAGCTTACAAAACGCGGGAATTTCTGCAACTGGGAGAGCGCTATGGCCGCAGTGCTGCAGTACAAAGAATGGCCGGACAAAGACGCATCTGGGGGGGTGACCCGCGCCGTCCATCACATACAGACACTGCTCGGGGGCATCATTCCAGATAACACACTCGCGGATATCACAAAACTCGACCACCTCGGTGGCACACTCTCGCAGATGGAATGGCACGAACACTGCTGCACTACGACGCGGCCTCTGCAAGCGGTGCGCATAGACGCGCTGACAGGGGCTAAAGTTGTCGTACTACTCCCGCCCGGAGACAAGCCAGGGAGACTCAACA